TTATAAAACCGAAGGCCAGTTCAATCATTTGTTTCTCCCTTCGTATACTTGACTACCAAAGAATACGCTGACTACGCCTCCTGTAGCAAGAAAGTACATATTTGCCATATCGCTTAGCAAAGCCGCTGCATCATTCAACCCTAGAAACGAACAGGCTGCTACGCCAGACGGGTACAACAAAAGCCCCCACAGCGCGAACCAAACCATATGTCGTTGTGCGACATTCTTCTCATGCAACATTTCTAACTCTTGTAGTTGAGCACTGATTGCTAATTCGTCGTCGCTCACTACGCCATCACCATCAGTATCATACCGTCCGTAACTAGAATTTGGTTCTAATTTCTTAGGACTCATTAGCGTTCTCTGGCTTTTTCATTTTGACATAATTCAACATAAAGTGATCTTTTATCAAGCTCTTTGGATTACCTACCTGAATGAGTTTGTTGTGTCGTCGCATCAGCGGAGGGATCATAGGCACTATATCTTTGCCGTGCCTGTATTGATTGACGCTAACTGTGTCTAATATTTTTAATCGCCCACATCTTGGTGCACCAAAAGTAACGATTTGAGAAGGTGGTATCTCATCCCTGACCATCAAAGCTCCTACAATAAGAGCTACTGCACCGCCTAAAGAATGTCCCGTTAGGACAATATTCTTATGGTCAATGTCTCTTTCTAGGCATACGCTAGTCACTTTATTGACTAACCGTCTTGATGCTTTTAAGAACCCTGCTGGGCACCAACCTAATTCTCGTGTCCATAAAGGCAAGATACGCATATCTCTTATCGCATCCTTTGGCTCATCAGTACCGCGAAAAGCAAAGACGTTATCTCTTACAAGAACCTCAATGTTGGCCTCTTCAAAATCAACAGTAGAATAGGACTCTTCGCAAATCTCACTTAGTTTCTGATGGCTAGTCATTGTCTACTGCTCTGTCTTCTGGATCTCTCTGACAGTCTACATGGTCTGAACTTCTTTTTACCTTGAATGACCCACTAACAAAAGGTATTGTGCTTGGCACTTCAAACTCATAAGTTCTTTCTCCACACAGCACAACTGACCCACAGCCTTGAAGTAATAAGAGTGACGCAACAATTAAAATTTTCATAGTATCCTCACTTAAATAAAAACGTGTTTTCTCTAACCATTTTTGGTAGACAGTAAGCGGATATATCTTTTTGCCATATGTAAGACTGCTTATCTGGCCCTGACTCACCTCGCTCTATGGCTTTGGCAAACTGATTGCATCTATACACATCCTCAAACAACATATCGTTAGTACTTACTAATTCTCCATCCACCATCACTACTAGCAAAAACGCCATAGTCACGGTTGGCGATAAACCCAAATGGCAGCAAACAAAAAGACCATAAAGAAAGCCCAAGCAAAAACAGCCGTGCCAATTAACTTCATTGTTTTTTTAAACTCAGCTTTTCTAATCTTAATTAACCTGAGTTCTTTCTCATGTGCGTATCTACTTTCCTCCATTCGTTTCTTGATGCTGGTATACAAATCGTATTGCCCCTGCATCATACAAACGTCTTTAAGCTGTTGATCGAAATTAGCAAGTTGACGTTTTGCTGACTCCATTTTAAGCGCGTCTTTGTACGACATTGCGCCAGCTTTATTTTTTTCTACATCTCTATACTGTTCGTCTGCTTCTGCCCATTTACCGACAATGCTATCAAGATTCCCCTTGCCTTCTTTGAGGGTCGCGATTCCACTGTTAAGGGCCGATAGTGCGGAAAGTACGGCTGCAACTTCGCCCAACAATCACAAATACCTTGCCAAAAATACTGATGCTAGTATGAATGGATACACCCCCCATATTGCATGTTCCAAACGATCCATCCGAGCAGAGCCTCGCTCTAATCTTTCTTCTATGCTTTTAAATCTTAAAGCACACTCTCTTTCGTGAGATTCTAATTCGCTCATCGACTAACCCTCAAAATCTGCAATGATCGCGGTTTGATCGTCCATATACTCTATTAATGAACGCCGTACGTTTTCACTTAATTGAACTCCGTTGACCATTTTTCTGGTCTGTCTTCTAAAAGCACGCCGTGACCTACCTAGAGTGCTCATCTTAATTCTTGCTTTAGGGAAGTTCTCACTAACACGTTTGTTATACGCTTCAATCTCTTTTCTTACTAATGCTTGTTCTTCAGCGTCTCCATAAAAATAGGCTAAATTATTTTTTCTAAGGAGTTTACTACGAGTTGTCCTAAGAGCAGTGTCAATACGTTTAATGTTTCTGGCTTCTTCTTGGTTCTTTGTATAGTCACTAGGCGCAAAACCAGCAACCTGTGCAAATAGCTGTCCTACTGTAATGTCTTCTAGTATGGGGTCTTTCCGACGAGTCAATACGCCATCATCCTCACTATACCTAGCAGCTTTTAACCCGTTCTTAATTGCAGCGGGGGTCATTCGTTCTATACCACGGCGTAAGCTGTCTGGGCCATCGCCACTAATGGCTTCCTCAAACCCTTTGTAATTCTGAAGGAGAACGCTACCAGCGGGACCAGTTAGAGCTTGAACTATTACTTGTTCTGGTTCTCTATTTGCTGAATAGCGGTTAGCCTGAAGAACTAAATTAGTAAGTGCCACGCGTTGAGATATGTCTACTCCTAGCAGTTCACTAGCAAATCCTTTGTACCACGCTTCGGAACCGATAGCTTTACGTGTTAACTCTTCAAACGAGTCTTCATCATCATCTAAGATTAAATTACCTAGCAAGGCGATTGACCCGTATATTGGTAGTCCTTGCACTCCAGAAAAGAACAACGCCGAACCATGTATGCCCATAAGCTGCTTAAAGGCTTCTGCTCTTGCTCCCTCTACTTTCTTTCCATCCACCTGCCCTAACATAAACTGCCGAGTAGCTTTTAGTATTGTGTAATACATCTGAATGCCAAACCCTTTATACATAAGGGCGACTCGACCTATACTTTTTTGAGCAAAGGGGGAAGCGGTCTCTAACACAGCACCACCATTGTACTCCTGAGTTCGTAGTAACGAGTTTTCAGCAGCTAATTCTCGTTGTGCTTGCGTTGTTAAACTTGGTTGTTCCTTCTTAATTCTTGCTAACTCTAGATTATAAGTAGCAATTAATGTCGTTTGTCGGTTGTACTGTTCTACCGAATGAAACATAAAAGCCGAACCCGTAGTTACCAAGTCCATAGCAGATTGGTTAGTGCTTGCTTGGTTCACCCCGGTATAGTCAAACAAAGAGGTAGATACTAACGCGTTAGTAGATGTAGCGGCTTTTACAAGAGGGATAAGTGCTTCTAGTTCGGCTCTTTTTTCTGGTGATATTTCTAAACCTTCACGTACAGTAAAGTTTCCATCTTCAGTCATAGTGTACATATTAGTTATAGAAGGCATCGCTCTACTTTCGACCGACTCTATACCCTTCATGGACACTAGAGGTTGTGTTACTTTACTAAACCCTGAACGTGTTATTAGTCCGTTTGCTGCCATCATCGCCTTAGATGCTTCTACAGGCCCATACCTACCAGCCAACATAGGGTAAATAACAAGTGGTAATTGAGACAAGTTAACCAATGCAGAAGAAGCGTTAAAGCCAATAGTGAATAAAAACGCGTAACGATTAGCAGTTTGTGCCCACCCGTCTATTGGGGGGTTACGAGCAAAGTTAGCACGTTCTATTAAACTCTGTTTTACTTTATCCCCCTTACTATCTAGACCCTTTACCTCTTCTATTTCGTTTTGCAGATTTAATATTCTACCGGAGTAATCCATACGGACTATCTTACGGTTTAGGTCATACACGTTGTTAGCAAATTCACCCGTAAATTGCCCTGTAAATCCCGCTATGTTCTGTCGTTTCTGAAACCCTTTTGCAAAAGACGTTTGCGGTAACGCATTAATAAACCCTTCAATGATAGCGTCCTCCATAGCTTGAGACTGCTTATCCCCCGCTTCAGGCTTCGGTATAGCTTTTAGTAGGTCATTGATGAACCCTGTAGAAGGTGCCGCACCTCTATATTTACCTTTTTCTGTATTGTAGGTATCGTATTTAGGGTCATTAGTTTTAGAGTCTCTAACCACATTTTTGTCTTTAGACAGCACTCTATCTATGTAGTCCTGCCGTTCGACATTGGTTTCAAACATTAAAAATACGGGTTCAGTAGAGTTGGTATCTTTGTTGTAAGCGTCAAAAGCCAACCTATATTTACCACTCCTACGTAAGGGTAGATAAGGCTGTATCTTTTGACCTAACATCTTTTTATACACACCTTTTAGTTTTTGGCGTGTCTCTGGCATTATGTCAGTACCATCTAACCGATACTCTAAAGAATCAACAAGTTTTCTATACAACTTAGCGTAGGTCTTGACCATATTGTTGTATACTTCGCGTCCTTCTGGACCTATGGCGTTCCAATCCTTCCGCATACTTTGCCATATAGCCATCTTGTCACTACCCTTACCGTATTGTTTTTCGGCTTGGGTTTTTGATAATCTTGGGTCAACTTCTTCAACCGTACTAATACCCGCAATATTGTCGAGCATAGCAATTTCTTCTACACGTTTATCTGATTTTTTAGATGCGGGGTTCCACCATACTGATTTTGTCCAGTTTTGAATCTGCCTAGCAGAAGCCTTAGACTGTGCATCAGCTTCAGATAAAGCAGCGCGTTGGTTTAACATTAAAGTGTTAAGTTTAAAGGCAAGCCCACCTAGAGCTTTATTGTAATACCCCGCAACATCTGCCATCGCTTGCATAGGAAGCGTTTTAAATAAGGCAATTAGACTTACATCTGTAACACCATCTGTTGTTTCGGCTATGGCTTTGTTTAAAGCTGTTCTTTCAGATGGTGTTAATGAATCACCGCGATACGCTTGGTTTACTTGGCGTAGTACACCTTCAGTTGGGTATTGAGCACTACCTGTTAACACGCCAACACCTTGCTGTCCGGGCGCGGGAGATAGAATTAAAGAGATGACTCTATTCGCTTCATCAGATAAACGCACAGAATTAATGGGTACAGTTCTGTTTGTACCTATGTTTAGTATGTTATGGATTAAATTCTTAAATTTCTGCCAAAGACTAACAGGAGTTCCTACTGAAGTTTCAGAAGAGACTAATTCGTTAACACGTACATTTGAAAGTTGTTCTTGAAACGCAGCATTACCAAATGCTTCCGATACAAATTCGTGAACATCAACTAGCCCATACGCTGTATCACCATTTTCACTGTACATCCTAGCAGTATCATATAACTTCCTTAACGCTTTCACATAAGGACTATTAGGGTTTGTTTCGATATAGCTATGGGTAGTCGCATGGGTCATTTCATGCACTAGCGTAGACGCATTTAGTCCTATGTTACTATCTAACAAAATTACGTTATTAAGTTCAGCTATTTTAGAGTTAAAACTGTAGACCCCGTTAGCTCCATCATCGTCCAAAGTATCTCTGTAAAGACGTTCTGTTGGATTTGTAGGGTTCTGTGAAACAATAATAACCCTAGTTTCCCCTACTCTTTGAGCTAACTTCTTGGCATTTCTTTTTAACGCCGCAAACTCTGGCGTATTAGGAAGGGCTTTAGCCATAGCCAATAACGCTTCTTTGGTATTCCCTTCCCGTATTAGAGATACTGTTTTTTCATTTAAGGGAGCGTCTAGATCAGGGTTAGCGTTTATCCCCATAAAACTGGAGATGCCTTTTATTTTTTGCAAGAATTTAGTTGGTTTAGCGGAAGGGTATAAAGCAGTTTGCCCTACGCTATCCTTTAGAAGAAAAGCCAAGGCTCTAGCATAACGTACGTCGATTTTGGCTTTTGTTTTGTTGAATTCCCTTATCATTTTCTTTGCAGAAGGGGAAAGGGTTTCATCGGGACCGTAGTCTGGCCGGTCTGTTATGCTCTCGGGCATAAGGCCATCGGGACGTTTAAGTACTTGAGCTAGTTTATTGTTATTAGTGTTTTTGGCAACATTTTGGAGCTTAGAATTCGCATAGACGTAAAATGGCCCTAATAATTTTTTTAGTTCTGCCACCGCTTCTACTGCATTAGAACTATTACTAGTTATTTTTTCTTGTAAGGCTTCTCTTATAGATTCTTGTTGTTTCTTTCGGAATTCCCGTTGTAACCGCTTCTCGTTTCCTGCTAAAGGATTACTAACACCGCTAGCTGTTGCAGTAATGACAGCCGTATCTGATGCTACACCGTCTTTCACTAACTTCTCCGCTGCCTTCGCTTCTTCAGTCTTAGCAGCTTTTTTCTCGGCCCTTTTTTCTCTAGCTTTAGCGTTCTTCTCTTGTCTTTTCTTCTCCGCAGCTTTCTTTTTCCTAGCCGTCTCCATCTCTGCGGGAGTTCGTCGTTTAGTTTGTAACTCCATAGACTGCTGGGCAGCGGGGACTAATTTTGTGAGTGTGCTTTTAGTGTTTTGTGGGTTAACTAAGTACTCTTGTATTGCACGCTTAGCCTTTGCGGAAGTACTTCGGACTGCTGCAAAAAGTTCTAGTCTTACATTTATATCGTCTAAAGTGAGTTCTCTGTTCGCCATACGTTTGTAAAATGTTGAACTAGGAGGAATAGAAAGAGCACCTAAGAACTTTTTAGTTACCCTTTGTTTTACAGGTTCAGGTTCAGGTTCAGGAGCAGTTGTTGGTTCGGCTGCTTCTTGCGTTCTTGCTTGATCAAGCTCAATAGGGAAAAGATCGTTAGCTTCTCGCTGCATCATCCCTAAAGCCGTGTCTTCAACTAAGTCAGCTTCATACTGTTCTCTATTGGTTACTTGTTGATTAGCGGCATCTACGGTGGCTAACTGTTCTTCTCTATCTATAGCCGCTTGCTCTGCTTTAGCTTTTGCTGCTTCTTGACTAACTCTGGAAGCCTCTACATCTTCAGCGGTAACACCTTCAGGCAGCGGTGGCTCATAAGGGAGAGGGAAATCTTTTGTTCTGTCTTTTGTAAACCGTGGCGGGTTAGTAGATACTGCTTCCGTACCACTAAACAAGTCTTCTGTATCTGCGGTTTCTTCAGTAGTTGTATCTGCACTCTCAGCCTCAAACCGTTTTATCGCTTCAAGCTCTATATCTGATCGTTCCTCTACTGGCTTTTCTGCTAATACTTTAGGGGCATTAACTGCCCGTATAGCTTTTTCAGTTTCTAATGTAGTTTCTGGTGCAGCTTCTGGTGTTTCTGGTGTTACTACTTCTGGTGTTTCTGGTGTTACTGCTTCTGATGTTTCCGGGGTGGAGTCTATACGTTGCTGAGAACGTCTTACTGCCTCAAGCTGTTCTGTCGTGTATTCTTCAACAGGTAATCCACTTTCTTTCAGCGCAGGGACGTTTGTAGTTTGTACTTCAGCTTGTATCCTTTCGACTTCGGCTTGGTCTGCTTCACTCCATCCTCCGATTGCACTACGTGGCAAATTAACTACTTCAGATATAGTGTATTCTTTTCCTGCTAACGTAACGGTTTCCGAAGCAACTGCTTCTGCCGCTTCTGCTAGTCGTTCTTCTTCAAGTACCGCAGCTTCCGCTTCTGCCTCTACACTAGCAACATCAACACCACCAAGATCATCGTCAAAAAGACCAAGCTGCCCTGTTCTTGTATCTCTTGGAGCTTCTGTGGTTTCGTCGGTATCTCCCGTACCATCACCATCTGGCCCTCTTTTACGAGGTGCAGCAAGGTCAAGCAGTCCTTGAACAGTAGCACCTACGGCTGCACCATACCCACCTTCTTCCGCAAGTTCTACATTGAGTAGTTCTTGCGTTGGGTCGTACCCCCGTTGAATAGCGTTCTGAAGAAAACCCGCCGCAGCTTCTTGTGCTCCTTCGTACCCCGCTGCTACACCCGCACGTTTAATACGTTCAATACCGTTCCTGAATGCGCTTTCACCAAGAGTATCCCTAAGTAGTTTTAATCTACCGAGAGGTATAAGTTCTGATAGCCCAACTACAGTACCTAGCCCTGTAGCTAGAGCGCGTTCATCGTAGGTTGCACCAGCAGCCCTAGCGCGTTCTCTTGCTTCACCCGCACCCGCACCCGCCGCCAACGCTGCCGCAGCAGGGATACCAACACCGGGAACTAAAGCTGTAGCACCGAGTCCTGCAAAAGAACCAAAGGCTTCACCAAACTTACGCCCTACAGCGTCTTCGGAACCTTCATCAGCGGAGAAAGGACTTCGTGCGCTTGCCGCAACACCTTGGATAGTCTCACGGGCAGCTTCTTCGTTCTCATCACTAAGTAATGCAGCCCCACCCAATGCGGCAGATTCTAAAAAACCAATAGCACCAGACGGTATGCCCTTACCAAACTCTTCTATCTGGTCAAGAAAGTCCGGTTCAAGTTCAGCAAGGCGTTCTTCTTCGGCAATCTGCCGTTGAACCGCAGCTATTATTTCTTGGTCTGATAATCCTTCTGGTCCCTCTAAATCGTATATCTGACCGTCTGGCCCAGTTGCTTCATAAGAGGCCATTATTTAGGATGCCCTAGGAGTTACTGTTATGCCACTAGTATCAGGTGCGGTATCCGCAGGAGGATTTTGTATAGCACTTAGGTCTATACTAGTGCCGTCCGCACCTATCATCTGTGCAAGTCTTGCCCGTTCTGCTTGTTGTTGTTGCATTATTATGGGTATATCGTTTCGATCCGCGTTACCCAATAACCCTGCATATAGCCTATTAGAAGATTGAATGTACCCTTGAACTACCCTATGTAAATTACCTACTATTGCATCCTGTTTATATTGATTTGCCGCTGCTTGTAATTCAGTAGTTGCTTTTTGATGTTCAGCTAATTGGTCAAGTTGTTGTTTTTTAAGTCCTAACTCTTTTAATGTAGCTTGTGAATCAAAGAAACTTTTCGCGTTTGTTGCTGCTTGGGCTGCTATTTGGTTTTGGTTTACGTTGTAATCTTTCGCTTCAAGTCGTTGATTAGTCTGGTTAGCCTGTCGCGCCACTTCAGCAAGATTTCTTGTGAATCTGCTTTCTTCTGCCGCCTCTTTAACTTGCGCTGCTTCTATAGCTTGTTGAACACCTAACTGCTCCTCTAAGAACTTTCGTCTTTGAGCTTTTTCTTTCTGCCCAGTTTCTACAATGTCTCTACCAGCTTGTGCCAGTGCTCCAAAATTATCCCCATAAGATTTTTTAAAGTTTGTGTTTGCAAAACGCTCTACAAGCCCCGCAATTCCTTTCTTGCCGTCCATCGCATCTAATTTTTCTTGAATTTTTTGTAGAGGTGTTAGCTCTTCTGCGGTGGGTTTAGGTTTTTCTCCTACTGTTGCTGGTTGGTTATAACCGCTAATAGGTCTAAAGGTTGACGGTACTTCCGATTTTACTACACTCGCAATACCTGTTTTTGGCTCTACTTTTTCTACACGGTTCAACGCTTCAGGGTCCAACGCTTCAGACGCACGTTGTAAGGCGGTGAGTTCAGGTGCGGGGGAGATACCAACTTCTTCATAAGCTCCTAAATTATCCATAGCTCCTTTGGGCATCATTGTTTGTTGTGGAGTTTTATTTCCTAACCCCCCTTCGTAAGCCTCTAAGTTATCCATAGCTCCTTTGGGCATCATTGTTGGTAGCCTACCGTAGATGTCATCTTTTAAAGGGGTAGGCTGTTCCCTAGTTCCGATATCCAATTCCATGCCACCCCTAACATCGGGAAGATTCATCAGACGTTCTGCGGCATCCTGCCGTTCGGTGGGGTTAAATTCTTCCCGCCCTTTCATTAACTCTTCGCCTGTTGGATCGCTTCTAAACAAATCATAAAACGATTCTGTCGCTTGCCTAGTAACATCTTCACTGGCTGCTGGACTTATGGAATCCCCGAATGGGCTTACCTTCGGACTACTGCGTCTAGTACCTTCTTTTCTATCCTTTGCTATTAGTTTATTAATTCCTTCTATCACTCTAGCGCGTTCTTCAAGTGTTGCATTATCATAGTCTTCTTGTTTAATACCTGCTCTTTTTAGGTACGCAGCAATCTCGTCTCCAGTAAGTCCACCTTCAGCATAACCAACAATGCCGCCGTTATACATGCGGTTTAAGTTAGGTGCAGGGGCGTTTATGATGCCACCCATTGCGGCTCTCATTGTTGGGCGTTGTTGCTGCGCTATTCTTTGCCGATTTTGATTCTGTAGTACACCAGATACACCCTGTGTTTTTTCTCGCAGTTTGTTTAAATCTGGGGCCATCATCTCTTTCTGACCATCTACTAACTCTTTCTCAAGTTGATCTTTTACAGTTGCTGGAGAACCATTCATTTGTAATGCAGCAAGTTTTTTCTGTTCAGCAACTAAATCAGCAGCACGGCGTGCCGCGATAAGATCAAGAATATCTCCGGTTTTTTGGGCTTGTTGCCCTAACGCATTAGGATCATTTCTTAATCGCATCATTCGATTTTGAACGTCTGTGTCGATCCCGCCTCTGCTCATAACTGCCATACCCTTATCCTCTAAGTAAATCCCAGATGCTAGCAACGCCACCAGCGGCCCCTAAGAATTTACTTAAGCCACTCTCTTCTTGGTAACTAGTCTGTTGTGCGCCAATGGGCAGTCCTTGTAATAGCGACTGTTGATACTGTACTTGCTTATATGGGAAATCTCGTTCTTCTTCAAACTGAGCTAAATCAGCAGTTAATCCTGCTTGCTCAATACCGCGTTCTTGTGCTCCAAGATTAGCTTGTGCTGCTAACGCATCTAACCCAAACCTGTTAGCGTCTGTTTGTGCCGACTGCAATCGCCCTTGTTCTACATTAAATTGGTTTTGCGCCATATCGTATGCGTCTTTGTACCCTTGTCCTGTAAGGCTAGCAATACCCTGTAACAAATTACGGTTACGTTCTGAGTCCATAATAGCTTGACGTGACCCACCGTAAGCTCCTGCTTGTGTTAATCTTCCTGCATCTGCAACTCTTTGTATTTCTGCTTGTCGGCGTGCTTCTTCGATCTGAGGATTTAATGCGCTTTGTAAGTACGGATTCATGTAGTCCGTAGCAGCTTCGGCTGTAAACTGTTGAGGTTGAAATGCCCCCATCTGATTTGTAGGTACAGCTATATTAGCTACACCTTGAAATGCAGATTGTTGTGCGGTAGATGGCCCAGAAGTTAATGGTCCTGTATAGGCTTGATAATCTTGATTAGCAAGAGCTTGACCTTTTCCTAACATCCCTGTGACGTAAGGTGCTGCCCACGGAGATAAAGAGCCTGTTGTTCCTGTTGGTAAGGCTTCTGACATAATTATTTACCTACTTGGTATAAATTTATTAGGGTCTATTTGCTTTCCCTGTTGCGTGCTGCCTGTACGTGCTTGACGCACTCTGTTCATCATGCCGTATAAGTTTTTTGCGCCAGCACTAGAATTACCATTACCTAAATGACTGACTACATCCGCAGGAACAACAAACTCTCCATCACTTAATCGCGCTTCTTGATCGTTATCAATTCTAGCAGGAATTTTATCTGCCATCCCGTCAGTAGCACCACCTAAGTAATACCCTTGAGATTGAGGCATACCTCCCATATTGTAAGTGGGGGTTGAACCTCCTCTAGCAAGAGAGGCAATACCGCCAGACTGCATATTAAGTACTGTTGAGGCTCCATCCGGTAATGAGTTGTTTGGAGCAGTTTCTCCTGCTTTCTTTTTTGCCTGTTGTTGCGCTAAAAACGCCATTAAATCGTTTTGTGTTGGTACAGGATTAGTAGTCCCTGCTCCTGAAGGTGCGTCATCACGAGGAGTATAAGCACCAAAAGAAAGTCTTTGAGCGGGTGGTACTGTATATGTAGGAGGCTTTATGGCTTCTGCTTGCTGTTGCTGTAACCTGTTTGCAAGGTTCATATTATACGCATCGTTAGCTTGTTTTTCGTATGAACTTTTTACTAATGCTCGCGTATCCGCAGTAGCGTCCCTAGGTAAAAATATAGAATCAGAAAAATATCGTTGCCCCCGACTGCCCGGACGACGATCAGGGTTGTAAGTGCCGGGGACACGTGCTCTGTTATACACGTAATCTATAGGTATTCCTAAATTATTGTTTGATGTGTTAGAGACGTTAGGATTTGCTACCCTATTAAAATTAGTCTCTACATCAGCTAAAGAAGCTAATCCCCCGTCATTTACGACATTTAGTGCTTCTTGATAATATTTAAACAAACTCATTGTTCGTCTCCGTAAGACATTATGCGTGCAACCCTGTCATTGAAATCATACTTTACTTCACCTCCCGCTGCTAGACCTCCAAAGCCTACTGCATTATTTCTTTTAGCATTAATCTCAAGTTTTTGATTACTAGTAACAATGGCATCTTCAGCGAGTGCAGTGACAATACCGTCATACTCTGCTTGCGTAACATCCCCTCCCGGTCTTCCCACAAGATTACGAATATAATCAAGATCAGAGCCATCACTTCTTATTTCACCTCCTGCTGCTAGACCTCCAAAACCTACTGCGTTACTTCTTTTAACTCCTTCTTGAGCGATTTGTTGCTGTCTTGCATTTTGACCTGAACCATAAGGTGATCCAAATAATGCAGCCTGTTGCTCTGTAGCAAAGATGTTATCTCCAAATGGATCATAGACGTAATTGATATTAGCAACAGATGGAGCAGAAATAGTGTGTGTTAACGGGTCAAGGTTACCCGAACCAATTAACCCAAGAAGTCCTTGATTAGTTATTTGTTGCGAAAGTGCATCAAAATTAGGGTCACGAGTAGGTCCATCTGGCCCCGGAGGAGGAGTAATAGGTGGATCATCATTCCCCGGAGGAGGAGGAGGAGGTGGTCCCGGTTGATCTGGCCCCGGAGGAATAATAGGTGGATCATCCTTCCCCGGAGGAGGAGGTGGTCCCGGTTGATCTAGCCCCGGAGGAGGAGTAATAGGTGGATCATCATCCCCCGGTCCATCAGTTCCCGGTTCATCAGTTCCCGGTCCATCAATTCCCGGTCCATCAATTCCCGGTCCATCAATTCCCGGTCCATCAGTTCCCGGTCCATCAGTTCCCGGTCCATCAGTTCCCGGTTCATCAGTTCCCGGTCCATCAATTCCCGGTCCATCAGTTCCCGGTTCATCATCCCCCGGTTGATTTGGCTTTGTTGGATCATCCCCCGGTTGATTTGGCTCCGTTGGATCATCCCCCGGTTGATTTGGCTCCGTTGGATCATCCCCCGGTCCATCAGTTCCCGGTCCATCAGTTCCCGGTGGTTCTCCTTCACCCGGTTCATCAATTCCCGGTGGTTCTCCTTCACCCGGTTCATTAGTTCCCGGATCGGGGGCACCCGAGTCTTCATCAATTATTGGTAACCCTGTGTTTTGGTCTATCCGGTTTCCTAAATCATCAACCTGATTACCAGCTTTGTCGTAGTTATATAGCGGCTTTTTTTGGTCTTCTGGCAAATTTGCGTTTGTTGCATTTATATCATACAAAGCACTCATGGGTATTACTGCGCGAACAATATCTGTACCAGCTTCGTACACACTAAACACATCACCTTTTAATTTTCCTACTGTTTGAAGAACTCCATCTACTACGGATGAAACTATTTCGCTACCTGCATTGTAAATTAACGATAACGGGTTTCCCGGTCCTACGTATTTTCCATTTTCCCAAAGCCCAATCTTAAGAGGCGTACCTTGTATGGGTACAGGTACAGGAATAAGTATCTCAAGCCAACGATTCCATGCTCCCGGTGCACCTGTTGTATTTAAAGTTATCCCCGGATATTTCGGGGAAACAGGTTCTCCTTTATTATCTACACCTAAGATGTTTGCTAGTATTTCGTCCACTGTTTTAGACGCTCCCGCAGGGGTAGGGGTAGTCTGTCCTTCAGGAATCCATGTACCATCACTTTGCCCAAATATACGGTCTTTTATTGTTGTGCCCATTCTTTTAATCTGCACACCTAGATCAAGCTCAATGGTATCTTTAGCCCATTTCTCAAACTCTTTGTCGGATACATTACCCCCTTCTAAACCATGAACTCCAGCTTCTACACCTTTAAGTAGTTCGTCAGCATCAGCGTTAGAAAGATCAATCCCCGTACGTTTTTTATAAACGTCTTTTACGTCTTGTCTATTCGTACCTAGTTTATCAAGTGTTTCGTAGTTGCTTTCTTCTGATACGTTACCTACTAACCTTTTTTCTAATGCAGCGCGTTCTTCATCAGGAATATCGTCAAAATCAATACCTTCTTGACTAGCTATTCTTCTAAGTTCATCTAGTGTTGTAGCTTTGCTGTCTAACTCACTAGCAACAAAATATTGCCCTTTTCCCTTTGCATATGCATCGAGTACAGTTGTTTCTCTTCCAAATGAGTCTAAATCGGTTTGACCTATATACTTTCTTCTATCCGCATTTGATAGTTCGTAACCTTGTTCCTGTGCAATTCCTTCAAGTTCTTCTTCAGTTATTACTAAGTCGTCCAAGACCTCTTTTAAATTGGAGTCCTTGTATTCATCAGAATTACCAATAAGTTCAGCACGATTTGCATCGGTAAGCTCATACCCTGCTTCCGCAGCTAATGCTTCAAGTTCTTCTTCATTACGATGTTTATCATCTATGTAATCTAAAATTTCTTGCTCTGATTTACCTTCAAAGTTTGCATTTTCTATAGGAAGTTTTTCGTTAATATCTTCTTGTCGTCTTCTATTTGCTTCAGTTTTAACTTCGTCTGTATGTGTTTCATACATTTTTTGAAGGTCATATTGTCTTTTTCTAGTAAGTGGAGCTTCCGCATCGGGTATACCATCTCCATCAGTATCTACTGTAAGTTCTCCAAAATTATAGGGATCTCTAGTAACAGTAGAATACCGCCCACCCGTCATTTTATTTTTTTGGTCAGGGTCAACAAAATCTTCCCAATAAAACCCTCTTCTTTGTGATCTTTCATAACTGACTTCTTCTTCATACACTATAAGGTCGTCTACTACCCCTTCCATAATGTCGTAATTAATATCTCGTAAAAGTTTAGCTGTTTCTGAAGGAGTTAATACTGGCCCCCCTCGTGCTTCCTCTTCCGCTGCAAGAAGTGCTGACCGTGTTTGCTCTTCTGGTATGTTATTAAAAGTTTCATATATTTTTTCAAATTTAGCGAAAGGTAGTTCTGTAGCATCTCCAAAAAGGCTATCGAGCATAGCAGACGTAACGGGAAAAGCACTTCTTGCAGCGTTTTGTCGGTCGGCAAGAGTAATAGGACGTACAGTACCATCAGAATCTGTAACTGAACTCGCTATAGTGTTACCTAATGGATTTATTACTATTGGTGTACCTTTCGCATAGTCGTTTGATAGCTGTTTTATATACCTATTGTATAGCCCTACATCTTGGTCACGTAAGGTCTGCTCAAATTGTTCTGTAGTTTCTCGATACCGTTGCCTAGCTAACTCTTCCCCTTTAGCAATGACGTTATCGTGAAAAGCTCTGTCAAATTGGTCAGTGTCAGCAACAGAGCCTCCTAAATATACAGTACCACCCGCTTCGGGTAACGGATCTCCAACATACTGCAAACGGTCACCACTCGAAAAGGATTCAAGGGGGGTACTAGAAATTGAATTTAAATAGTTTCTTGGAGGAGCACCCATACTGTTGATGAAAGGCGCAGGTGACCCCTCATTGTTCCCCAAAGCTGCGGCTACTTCTTGAATCCTCTTTGCATACTCATCTTCAAACCCCGGAGTCGCTCCCTTACTAAGCATCCAATCAGACCACTCTTGTTCGGTTATAACTCCATCGTTATCAGGGTCTCCTCCTCCCCCACTAATTATTCTGTAATCCCCTTCCGTAAAAGGTTTGCCATCGTAACGCCTACCGAACTCACTCATTACGTAATCTCCAGTATGCTTGCTACGACATGGAGACGGTTGGCAGTTGCTGCGGTTACTTTCAAGATTTCTCCGGTCTGTACTACTAAAGGCTCAGTTAGTAGTTCTACGGTTGCGTTAGCCCCTACACTTTTAGTCTTAAACAAACTAAATACAGCACTTGCGGCCGTAGTAAGTGTCACGGTTATAGTATCTGCGTTACCAGAATCTTCGGAGACAAGTATCGACTTTACTATACCCGTAGTTAACGCCGCGCAGGTGTATAGTGTAGTAACACCCGTACTTGTTAGATCTACCTTTGCATTGACGTAAGTATTAGCCATTAGTCCATGAACCAGCTTGTTGTTTCGGCTTGATTAATTATTTTATTATTACGGAACGCTTGGTCTACTTGGTTAAAATACAGCCTAAGTACATTATTCATACTATTAAAGTATGCTTGGTTATATTCTGTAGGGGGGAGCGGTAGAGCGGGTGCTCTAAAGGTTACATTATAATTCGTATTATCTGTTGTCATTACCGCCTCCCATCCGCACGGATGTCAATTCTAGGAGAACCTAACTGCCAAATAACCCCTGCACCTGAAGACTCTATCTTCAAAGACATTTGCCTAGCTCTTATTCTTATATCTAAACGATCTGTGTACTTTTCTACAGGAGCTACCGCTGATCGGGTAATCCCTCCACTGTTACTACCACCTTGAGACGTAGGGTCACTAATACCCGACCCCGAACTATTAAAAGGTATTAGACTTAAAGTAGCCGCAGGGTTATCTGCCGTAGACCCGTCAAAAGTAATATCTGGTACAACACGGTTTACAAAACTAAACCTATCACCATCGTCTATGTCAAATTGAGCAGAAGATATGTTAGCGGATATAGCAGTAGGAGTAGTCGTTTCGTTATCATCTATTCCATTTTCATGCTCTACTACATTGTTATTATAAGTAGCAGCTAAAGGAAAGTCTTGTAGTCCCGAATCTAGCCATGCTGTTCTAGTCAAGGTGCCGTAGTACCATATATCTTGTTCGTAGTTATAGACTATGTACTTATCAATAGTAGTGCTATCTTTAGAGCAATAGAACCACCATACTTCATGGAAAGCCTCTACTGTACCTGCGAACACTTGATCCATTTGCCTAGTGTTTATGTCATTAAATACATGTCTTCTAAGGTCGCAGCGAAGTTGACGAATACTACCGTCATAGCTGTAAAACTTATCCATACCCATCCAGTAAGAAACACCATTCGCATAACCTACCGCGTTTTGAGAAGCTATAGAGGTGTGCTGCCCAACAAGCTGAGAACTCCAAACAATAGGAGCACCTACATATTGAAGGGCATATAAAGAAGAGTCTGTCCAAACCAATATTTCTTGTCGAGACTGTCTAGCTGTTATAATAGAACTACCCTGCGAAAGTCTTAAACTACCCGCTTGATTAGTTGCTGCGGGAGTCCAATTAACCACACTTTCTTGGTCTGACCATCGAATAAGTAAAGGGTCTTGAATAGCAGTACTTATAGTGTTTGCTCCTAAACAAAACACAAACCGACTAACATCTGAGACAAGCACGGTATTTATTACTGTAGGTACATCGGACGCATTAGCTAAACTAGATACCGCAACGGCTCTATTACCTGTACCGTTTGACGAATCCCAGTAATATATGCTCCCTCCACGAGGTACAATTACAAGGTCTTCTCCGAAACTAGCTTGAGTCCATAACCGTAAAGAAGACTCAGATGTACTACCTGTGCCCCAAGTACCGCCTCCCCAAGTACCACCACTCCACCCTGAAATAGGTACTGCTATGTCGTACCCAACGCTAATTTGATACTTACCTACAACAGAGCTACCTCCATTCCCACTATCACTAGCATTTGCGGTAACAGTGTTTCCATCCACATCTTTTGCAGTAAGCGTGTAACTATTAGCATCAACAACACTAGCTATTTGGTATTCTTGGTTAAGAACTGTAGCGGTCACTAAGCCACCTAAAGTAGCTGCTCCAGAAAAAGTAACAAAATCATTTACTAAAGCACCATGAGCGGTATCCGTTACGGTAAGCGTAGATGATCCATTAGTAGCTGCAAAAGTTACATCCCCCGCAGCGGTAGTAGCTCTAAGAGGAGTTACATCATAGTAGGCTCCACCTTGACTTACGTAAAACTTTAGGTGTGTACCTACTCCTAAAAAGTTTGCTCCTGTAAGAGTTACCCAGTTAAATAGCGACCTACACAGTCCTAAGAACGTGTTGTTTGATATACGTGTCCAGCCACCAATACGTTCCGCAAAACCTTGTCTAAACCGCACTTTGTCGCATTCAAACCAAGAGTCCTCGTTACTATAACTAGTTTTTTCTCTATTAACTCCGGGTCGTAAATTTAATTTTTTCAGGGTCATGTTATGTACCTGTTAGACAGCATCAGGCCAATTCTGTGCTTGCATTACTGCTTGCAGAGCATCTACGTTTGCTGCACCAGCTATCGCAGTTTCTAATCTTGCACATTCTGTTATTACTGCCGCTCTATAAGTAACAGTTGCATCAGGTATCGCTACATCTCGTTCTGCCTTTCTGATAACCATCCAATCAGTACTAGCTAGTGCGCTGTTGGCTTGAGACTTGACTTGAGCGTTCATAGTG